TTAATCATTGGCACAGGAGTGGGTGCCATATCTTTTTTACCGAACACTTTTGATTCAGTAATCACATCAGTCATTTTAATTGTAGAATTCTTTTTTAATTTCTCAAGTACAGACATATATTCACCTCAGTTAAAAAATAAAAGCAATACCAATATACAAAGACACAATGAATATCATCATTGTTATTTTTGATCTTTTAATCATACCAACAATAAAAAATAAACCATATATAAAAATTGGTATACAGAAGATAAGTATAATACCGAGAACAGACCCGATAATTGTATGAATATCTAACATAGAAATTATTATACTTCAAATCCATTCAAATGTAAATAGATTTTTACGTATTTTTCCTATAACGGCGACCTTCTGGTCCACCGTTGTTTTTTGGTTTATCGATGATCTCAACAGTATTTTCTGGTTGTTGAACTATCTCTTCTGGAATCTCAAATGTAAATTCTTCTTTCTCTTCTACAAAAACATCGTTCCAGTTATCATCGACGTTGACTGCTTTCTGTAAAGGTTTTGGTTTATGTAGTCCGATATTAGCGGCAATAAGAAGGAGAACAGCAAGAGGATCGAACACGAAAATAATAGTTAGAATGACCCATCTCACCGCATCTTCCATAATTGTTTTTGGATCATCTACGAATAGTGCAGCAATGTATTTGATTGGTCCAACTTCTGCTTCGAAGCCTAGTTGTTGTTTCTCCAGACCAACTTTCTCCATTCTGAATTTGGATATATTCTCTGATGCTGAATCAATGATTCCTCGTAGTTCATCCCGTTCAACTTTTTGCGACTTTCGTACGGCAATTGCTCCATCTTTTCCACTGATACGGTCATACTCTGTGAGCGTTTGGACCGCCGAATCGAGTTGCGAGATAACTTTGTTGGCATCATCTATTGTCCTTTGTTCTCTATCAATACGAGATTGAATAGTTGAAATTTCTAAAGAATTGTCACCTGTAACAATCATCTGGTCGATATGCGCTTTTGATAAGAACCCATAGATTCCCATCGATGTAATAAACATTAAAACAACAACCGCTGATGTCAAATAACAGCGTAAAATTTTTGGAGCAGTTTGCCAGTTACGATATAGCCACGATGCTGTTACAAGTTTACCGACTTCAAGTACACCACCCATAATAGCAATAGCAACTGCGGCAGATGAAAAGATTGCCATCAATCCAACGATGCTGTACCAAGCAGCAACACCAGATATTGCAAGAGCAACTATAAGAGTGAGAATCGAAAATAACATTGTTATACTCGTGTGATAGCCAAAACTTTATCAATCGTTGACTGCACTTGTGTTTTACGGTTTGGCCAATAGATATATTCTTTCTCAGCCGTCTTCAACAAGTTTACAAGCAATGGCATAACAAGTTTTTCTAACTCAGTTACTTTACCGCGCACCTCTTCTTGTGCTTTTGCAATAGCATATTGAACGTCATCAGATTCATCGACTTGTTTTCTTTGTAAAACTAAATCGAGTTTGTCTTCGAGTGGAGCAAGAGCGTTAAGTACAATTCTTGTTAAATCATTTTCGTCGATAGCAGGTGGTGTGCTTTCAACAGTATCTTGATTCGCAAGAAATGTTGCTTCATCTACAGCACTAAATCCGTAATCTATCGATGCGTATTCTGCAGGTATCTCAGCCAAAGAAGGACTCCAATGTATTCTGTTTCTCTACGTTCCAACCAATCGCCTCAAGAATATTTTTCATCGGTTCAACATATGATTTATCGAACTGCATATCGTAATCAATGTATCGTTTCAAATCCAACTCAGGAGGTAAAATATCAGGAAACGCAAAAACATTTTCCTTAATTGGATTTGGTATTTTCAAATAGGAAAACTTGATCTTATCACCGTCTCCTATCTGGCGATATCTTTCTAGTTTATTATTTATTATAGTTTGATTATAAAGAATCGATGCTCGGACATGAATTGGTGTACCCTTAGCATATCCACCATCTTCAGCGTATTTTGATATATCAGAAACACCACGAGGAAATGCAACGTCTTCAGGTGGTAAATTGCAAAACGCATTCCGAGCATCGGCAATAAACTTTTGAACTGCTGCTTCGTCTTGATTGATAATCACATCAAGTGTTTTCTCAATCAACTTACGACAAACTTGTGGAGTAGATGAACGAACAGATTCAATGCCAGTAATCTTCATCTTTGGTTTTGCATACTGAACACCTTCGCTATTCAATACGTTAGCAATATATCGCTTCTTGCCAGTGATAATCATTTTACTCGCAATGATTTCACGTTTCATTACCATGCGCTGTTCATATGCATTGACAAGAGTTTGAAGTTTACCATAGCATTCATCAAGCAATGGTTCAATCTTTTGTTCTGCTACCTTGTCAACAAACGCTGATATTTTATCGTCATCTGCATTAGGCATTGTCTTCTCAACAAGATCATCAAGGCAAACATAGATACTGTCAGTATCACTCGCCAGAATGTAATCTTTATTTGTTTTCAAAATATTCTGAAGATATGCATTGACAGTATTTGCTGCCCAACGAACAGACAACTGACCAGAGATAGTAATCGCTTCTGCCATCCGAATATCATAGTAACGGAAGTGAACATTACTCAATGCACCATAGAGAGAGTTGAGTAGGATTTTCAATGCCATCTGCTGATTGTCATAGGTGCTGATACGTTTTTCAATTTCATATCTTTTAAATTTATCAGATTTGTCCATGTCTTCAAGTTCTTGTTTTGCCTGAAGCATATCTTTTTTAATCTGAGAACGTTCAGCATATAACTTATCAATGATGTTTGGGAACACACCCTTCTTTTGATTTGAAAACAATTGACCAGTAGCAGTCATGCTATGATTTTCTGGAATATCAAACTGAGTTCCTTTCAATAATGAATCAACATTTACTCCAGGTATAATGCCATTGACAATCGTTTCTGGACTCATATTATATTGCATAATCAAATGTGGATAGAGACTGTTGAGGTCAAAAGAACATACCCACTTGTGCATACCCTTGATTGGATCTTTAACATAAGCACCTTCGATGCTTCGGTCATTCATTACTGGCTTCTGTGGTGTAAGAACGATATTATCTTTAACAAGAAGATTGTAGATAAACGTATCCCAAATCTGCGTTGAACCAAATGCTACCTCGTAGTTTACGTTTGCCTTATGTGATAGAGTCATACACAATGAAATCAACCCCAACTTATCGTCAAGACGTTCAACAAGTTGTGTATCTTTGATATTGTAGTCAATAAACTTTTGATGATCTTTTTCATACAAGTCAAAAAGAGAAGAATATTCAGAGTATTCGAGTTTCTTCTCACCAAGAATCACATTCGCAATATGATTCAATGAATATGACTCTTGACTTACATACGTAAACTTCTTGAACAATCGCATGTAATCAAGATGAGACATACCAGCAATCTCAAAAAAGATTTGATTGGTATACTTATCTGTTCTCATACTTGGTGTAAGACGATGAATAGAAAAACGTTTCGTATCTTCTTCGCCGAATAATCTTGCAACACGATTGATTAGATATGGAATATCGAATCCTTCAGAGTTCCAACCTGTAATGATGTCAGGATAGTTCTTCTGCCAGTATGTAAGAAACTTGTGTAGCAGATTATACTCGTCTTTACACTGAACGTAATCTACCTTGATATCGTCTACAATACACTTAGACGAATCATATTCGCCTGTACCCCAAGTATGATAGATATCGTCTACATTATTCTTGAGTGTGATTGCTGTGACAGGATAATGTGCGTCTTCAGGTTTTGGGAATCCCTGATCAGACTGAACTTCGATATCAATGAATGTAACATTGAGTGCATCACGATCAAAATCACACCCATTAGGAAACATCTGATTGATAAACTGTGCTACGTAGTTTGTGTTGCCATATACCTGAAAGTTATCAGCCGTGTTACGTTCAATATATTTTTTGCAGTCAGACATCGTTCCAGGATTTACTGGCGACATGTTGAGACCATACAAAGTTTTGTATGGTGACTCCTCGTGCACGGGCACGAACAGAGTTGGTTCGAACTTATTTGATGTTACGACACGTCTACCGTTCTCATATCCAACATACAGGATAGAGTTACCATAACGCATTACGTTTGTATAAAATGAAGTCATAATGTATTATATATTCACCGATGATAAAAGTCAATAGAAAAAGAGGGAGCCGAAGCTCCCTCTCTCGTTCATTCTTCAGTCAGAAGTTCTGGTTCTGACTTTACTTCAAGCAGTTTATCTCCGGTCGTAACTTCAATTTTCTTAGGCTTCTTGTGATCGGGGACGACGTTCTTGAGTGTGATTGTGAGCATGCCGTGTTCGAGGTTTGCCCCAGCGATTTCAATAGTGTCCGCAAGGGTGAACTCTCTTTTGAACGAGCGGTTAGCAATTCCTTTATGAAGGATTTTCCTATCATCTGTTTCCTGTTCGATGTTACCTACTACTGTGAGTTTTCCATCTTCTAGTGTCAGGTCAAGATCATTTTCAGTGAACCCAGCCACAGCCATTTCAACTGTGTAATGTTCATCATCAATCTTGCAGATATTATAGGGTGGATAATTTGTTACTGGTGTTTCAGCCATACGATGAAGATCATCGATATGTCTCCATAGACGATCTGCGCCTACAAAGAATGGATCAAATTTACGGATATCAGATGTATTAAAAGCAACCATTGTTAACTCCTTTAAAGCAAGTTAAGATTTTAAAGAGAACCCATTATGGCATTCTCATTTTTATTTATAATCCTCACATCATTTTCAATAGAAAAAATGGGGCAGGGAAAGGAGATGTAAGGAGATGATGAAAACCCTGCCCCATTTTATCTTAGGCAGCTGCTAGAGCACGGTAGCCAGCAGCAACCACAGCACGAGAAGGAGTACCGAGACGATAGAAGTTTCGAGTCTCACCCTTGCTGTTCGTTGAGGGATTAGCATAGATTGCATAACCCTGCATACGAAGAGCAGATACAGTCGCACGAGCATTACCAATACCAAAACGAGCCTGAATCTGCTTACTAGTTAGTTCCTCGCCATTCTTAAAGGCTTCGAGGAGTCGCTCAGTCTTTGTCATATTATATTCACTTTCTTTCAGTTTTAAAACAACGACGATCTTTCTACTGAAGGCTTCCGTCATTCCCACCTGCGTCTTAAATTTATACACGTTACAGGCTTAACAGCGTTTATACTCGCTCGTGTTATTATTAATATACTCTATCTAATTAAATAAGTCAATAGTTTTTTTCAAAAATGGTGCCCCCACACAGAATCGAACTGCGAATTGATGATTACAAATCAACTGTTATACCGTTTAACTATAGGGGCAATGGCTCCGTGACCTGGACTCGAACCAGGGACATATGGATTAACAGTCCATTGTTCTACCAACTGAACTATCACGGAATAAACTTTAAACCTCTCTTAATTCAAGTTCAACATAGTCCATCAAATCACGGACTTTGCGCTTCTCGTCAGAGGTCAGACGAGCAAGTTGACGACGAATGTGACGAGGGCTATCATCTTCGGCGATACGCTTAATCACATCAATCATCGTGGTGTAAGTATAATCCATAACAAAAACTCCTCATCAATCAATCATTATATACAGTATAATCTATACTGAGAAATAAGTCAAGTGTTTTTTCAGACAATCTCAAACTCCTCGTACTCATCAGCAAATGACTTCGTTTTGTAATAATACATGTTAAGGTCGTAGTCATCTTT